GGCACAAAGGGCTGCACCATCGACGACCTGAAGCTGATGCGCGCGTCCGTTTCCGACCATGTGCGCGTGAAGGGTTCCGGCGGCATCCGCGATTTGGACACCGTGCTCGCCGCCCGCGCCGCCCGCGACACCCCCCCCGGCGGTCCCCGCCGCGCCGCCCGCTTTCCAGAGCGGCTGTTCGGTCCAGATGCCCATCTGGTTGATCATGCCGCCGGCCGCACGCTGCATGATCTCGACGGCTTCCCACGAGGCGGAACAGTCGGCAAACATCACGTAGAGCCTGCCCGTGCCGTTCACGCTGCCCGACATGCGGAAAAACTCCCGGATGTGGTAGGCCGGAATACCGTGCAGGAAATTCACGTTCGCCTCTTCCTCCCCGGTCGCCTCCACACGCTCGATGATACCGAAGTCGCTGACGGCGGACTTGAAAGAGGTGATGTAACACACGTCGCCCAATTTGAGTTTCGACCCGTTCGTCTTGCCGTACCCTTCGGTGAAGAGCGTCGGCTGTAACGACACGTCGAACAGAAGTCCCGTCACCTTCTCGTTGGAGGAGCCGGTATCGTACGGGATGTTGCCGTCCACGTCCTTGATGAAAACATTTCCGAGTGCCATAAGTTATGATTGGTCTTTAAGCTGGTTGTAAAAAGGATTCTCATACAGCGCTGCCCCGCCGCGGATGGACTCCGGCGTATCCGGAGAAAAAGTCCCGCCGTGGGCGTCGATATAGAGCGAGGGATAAGCCGGGAACTTTTTCAGCAGCCCGAGTGCATGGGCGTCCGGTGCCTGCGTTCCCTGATGATTCTCTTCCTCCGGTCTCTCCGGCTCTGCCGGGGGTGCTGTTTCGGACCGGTCCGGCGTTGCTCCGGGATGCCCGGGTGCCGTGCCGTCTGGTGTTCCGGTCGTACCGGCCGCTTCATTTTGCAGGGCATCATCCGTTTCGGTCCGGGGCTTCTCCTCCGTATTGATTTTCTTTGCCATGATTGTCGGATAAAATTTGGGGAGCGGGGTTTCGACTCCGCTCCCCGGGTGAGACATTCAAATCAGATGAAAGGTGGAATATCGGTTTATGCGGTTTTCTTGTAGGCCGTATGCACGACGATTTCTGCCGGGCGGACGATGTTCACGTCCATCTTCATCCTCATCTGGAAGAAGAAGAGCTCGGAATTCGCCTGCAGACGGTCGATTTTCAGGACATCCGTGTCATTGGCGTAGTCCACGCCCATCCAGAGGTTGGAGTCCATGCCCGTGGAGAACTCGCCCAGCACCATCGTATGTTCGGGAATGCCGACGATGGGGATGATGCGCTTGCCCTTGAAACGGTACTTGTTCACCTCGGTATTCTCCGAGTACTTGACCTGCTTGTCGGAAATGTACTGGTCGTACGCATCCCAGGCATCCCATCCGATGATGAAGGCCAGCGAGGTCTTCTTGCGGATCTGTTTCGGGCACTTTTTCCACATGGCGTACAGGGCCGCCTCGACCGCCGCTCCGTCCGTCAACTCGGTCGTTCCCGAGACGACGCACTGCCCGCCGGCGATGGTCTCGGCATCCGTGGCGTTCACGTTGTCGAGGATGCGCTTGATGACCCCGTCGAAATACTTCTCACGGTTGGCACCGATCTTCGTGCAGCCGGCGGGTTCCGTGATCTTGGCCACCGTCTCGCCGCCTTTTGCCGCCGTCCAGATGGCGTTTCCGATGTACTCGTTCTTCTTCTCTATCAGCAGGCGCAGCATGGTGGCCTGAATCTTCGGGTCGAGCTCGCGGAAGACGAGGTTGCCCTCCGGCTGCGCGAACTTCCAGTACTTCTCGTAGTCACGGGGATTGAATTCCACATAGATCATAAAATCCGAAGGTTCGAGGTAACGCTCGGTGAGCCGGTACTCGTTGAACCCCTCGTCGCCCTTGGCGCCGTGGATGGGCTGCGGGGTCGGCATATTGTCCTGGATGACGTTGCCCAGCTTGATGGCCGGAAGGGTGTAGCGGTGCTGGATGCCCGTCTTGATATGGATAAGGCCCTCCCGCACCGTGTCGTTACCCTGCACGGTATAGGTCAGAAGGTCTTCCAGCACCTCGCCGGAGTAACCGTTCTGAAGAAAGTTTACAGTATCTGCCATTGTCGAATGAGTTTACTTGTTTCACGAATGAATCTCAGCCGACTGGCGGACCGTTCCCCGCGCGAGGCGTGATGCCCCCGGCATGTCAGTTTATAAAAAAAATTACAAGTTTCGGGAAGTTCACGCGAGACCGGTTATCCCAGCTTGCGGAACTCGAAGTTCTTGCCCACGACTTCCGTGACCTTCTCGGCCATCAGCTGTTCGGCGGTCCTGGCCGCTTCGGCTGCCGCCTGCACGTTTCCCGTGTCGGTGGCGATGGCCTCCGATATCTTTTCCCGGACGGGAATGGAGGCCAGCGTGCTCTCGGCGAGAGCGAAATTCGAGGTGGCCATCTCCACCCACTGGGTCTTCGCTTCACGGCCGATCTTACCTTCGGTGATGGCGTTCTCCACGAGCGTCTCGATGCGTGAGGCCTGCTCCTCCTTCTCTTTTTTCTGGAAGGACGCGAGCTGTGCCGTGGCTGCCGAGAGGTCCTTCTGCAGGTTCTGTATCGCGGCTTCCTTGCCGGCGATGACCGTCTGGGCGTCGCTGAGCGATTTTTCCAACTCCTTGTACCTGGGTTCCAACGCCGCCAGTTCCGAGATGCGGGCCATGACGTCCTTGACCTCCTTATCCTTCATACCGAGTGAGGCGGCAATCGCGCCATACTCGAAACCTTGTGTCTTGTTTTCGTTTGCCATATTGTTTTCCGTTTGATTAAGAGTAGTCCCCTCTGTCTCGAAAAGTTTATTTTCAGCCGAGATCCTGCTCATCAGTTCCTGTATGGAGGCCGTGTCGGTCATGGCGGCTATCTCGTCATGTACCTTCTCGCACAGCTGCTTCGAGGTGCGGATGACGTTCTCCGCCGGGATGATTCCCGCTTTGACGGCCGCCGGGGCGTCGAAGTAGGTACCGTCCTTACCAGCCTCCCCGTTCATGATGGCACGGACGTGTTCCGCTTTCAGACCGAAACGCTTGCGGTAAATGGTCTCTATCTGTCTGGTGAAAGCCTGTACCATATCGGACACGCCATCATCCGTATCATCACCGGGTAACATGGGGTTGTGTATCATCAGTATGGCGTAGTCACGCATCAGAGAGCGTTTACCCGCCGCCCAGATAATGGAGGCCATCGACGCCGCGATACCCTCGATGACGCATTCGGTATCGACCTTCGCATTGGCGATGGTCGAATAGGTGGACATGCCGTAAAGCACGCTACCGCCCTCGGAGTTGATCAGCACGCGGATGCACGAGGGCCGGACGATGTTTTCCAGAAAGTCAAACTCGTCGTTGAAGCGGGAAGTCGTCTCTTTCGTCACGCACCCGAAAAAACGGATGACGGCCGGCTCGCCCGTTTTCACCTCGCCGACGACGTATTCAAGTGTATTAATGTCCATGAGAACTGTCTTTTGGATAAGAGTAGCGGAGGAACGCCCGAAAGGTTGAAAACAAAAAGTGGGAGGTGTCCGCCTCCCGTTCCGGGTGTTTTTGTCCTGCCGTTTTCCGGTCATTCGAACAGGCTCAGAATAAAATCCCGCCCTTGGGATGTCCAGACCGTGAACGTGCAATAGAGCGGTTCCCCCGAGGTGTCGAACCCGTTTTGGAAGGTGCGCTTGCGGGTATACCCCTTGCCGTCGTACTCCGGTGTCAGTATCCAGATATGCCCGCAACGGCGTTGTATGCCCTTTTCCTGCAGGATGCGGTTGAGTTCCGCACCCGTCATACCGAGTTCCGCGGCGATTTGTGAAATACGGTAAATCCGTTTATCGTCAGGTTTGCGGCTGCCATGCACTTTGTCATAGAACTCCACTTTGTGCATCTGGGCCTCCAACGTATCGAGCAGCCGGTCGTTCTCTTCCCGCAGGGCGATGCTTTCCGCATATCCGTCGCGCAGCTGCTCCACGACTTTCAGGACAAACCGCGGGTCTTCGGCAGCACGTGAGACTGGATCGGGGCTCACGGTCATGCCGTAGTGTAGCAGCTCCTTGATGCGGTCATTGCACCAGATAGCGAAAATAGGCGATAGCCAGCGGGCGAATTCCAGCGCCACGTCCTCGTGGAAGAACGTGCCCTGAATGCCGTTGCCGCCCCGGATGACCCGTACCAGTTCCGTTCGGGGAATCCCCCGAACGGCTGATAACGAGCGGAGAAACTCCTCCGTCTGCTTTAACCGTGTCCAGTCGCTGGGCTGCTTGCGGAACGGCTTGGCCATCTCGGAGGCATTGACCGTCACCTGCCGTTCTCCGACCTCAAAGGTCACCGGGTAGTCGTTGTAATCGAATGTCTGTAATGTCGTCTTCATCTTTTCCCGTTTGAATGTCTTTTCTGTAAGCGTAGGAGTTACCCGATAAAAAAGATTGCCGCCGGCCCCGTTTTTATGGATTTTCGTCGCCTTCGTCCCCATCCGTGTCCGGCTCATCCACCTCCACGGAGGGTCCGAACCCCGCCGCCTCGTCATACGCCGGTTCGGGATGATGTCCGTGTCCTGCCGTGTCGTGCTCCGGCGCGTCGGCATGCTGTGTGAAAGGCGGCATCACGAGGTAACGTTCCACCCAGTTCCGGTAGCGCCATGCCGATGACTCGCGGAACCATACCTCGTAGTCTATCCAGTAGGCTTGCAGCATGTTGGTCGTCTGCGGCATGTCGAAATAGGTGAGGTTACACCGCTCGCCAAGTGCAGGCTCCCGATCCTTGGCGTCCTGGATGGCGACGTTCAGGCGCTGAAAAACGATGAAGGGGTCGCACTCGTGGTCCGGATCGGAGTTGTTGAGCGTGTCGAGGATGAACCTTACACGCATGGTGGCACGCCCCTCGCCGATACGCTGCTGCTGCACGAGATAGCGGATATTGACGAAATGGATGAACACAGCGGGGAACGCCGTCTCGTACTCCGTGTTCTCACCGCGCACGATACGGGCGAACTGGCCGTTGTCAATGGCGACGGTTCTGAACAGCGGCGGCGAAAACGGGTCGTCGGGGTCCTCCCGCACGGTGAGTATGGCCCGCCGCACGGCGTGGTAGATGTTCACGAACGGATTTTCCGCGACTTCCTCCGGAGGGCTGTCCGGCACCGGCACGGGGACCGGCTGCCGTGGTGGTTCAATGGGGTGCTTGTCCTTGATCATGTCTTGGGGAATCCTTCAAATATCATGTCGATGAAATGCGAGGCGATATGGCTGTCTATCTTCGGGGAGAAACCGATGAAGGGCCGGTGTACGGGACGCCGTGACGAATACTGGTTCACGGTGTAAAGTCCGAATCCCGGATCGGTATTATGCACGGCGGCATAGTTCTTGTAACGGTCCGTCTTCCGGCCCCGTTTTCCCCGTACCGGCGTGCTCTTTTCGGTGGTATAAATCCAGTAGTAGGCACCTTTGCGGAAAATACGCGTCCGGTCGGCACGGCGTCCGACAATATCGACACGCTTGGCTTCCCCCTTCATGCTCCGGGCCAGTGTCCCCGTGTCATTCATCACCGGATGGGTGAACTTCTTGCCCCAGCGGGAAGTGCGTGGCGCCCATTTCTCCCCGCCGCAGAATCCTCCGGCGGGGAAAGATGCCCCGAACTGCTGTTTGGCATAGTCCCCGGCCACGGTCGCGAAGTTGAATACATTGTTCTCGAGACGGCTGGCCATTGCGGTTGTCCATTTTCCTTTCACCCATTGGGCGCAGAATTCATCAAGCGTTATCTTGGGCATGATTGAACTTTTCTTTTATGCGTTTTACAATCTGTTGTACATATTCAGGCAGCGGCCCGGCAAAATAGGCGTGAGCCGGCGAGAAGATCCTGCCGCCCGTGGCCAGACTCTCCCGGAAAACGGGATCCACGTACCGGCGGTACTCTCCGGCGGCGGGGAGCGCCCCGTATACCGACGCGAACCCGTCCGCGACAAGGAAGCAGCGGCACCCCCATTCGATAGGGGGAATCAGTTCCGGCGGGAACTCCGACTTACGGTAGGAAATGCCTTCGAGCGAGAGATGCCACGGCCGCACACGCTCGTCCCCCTGCGTCATGTAGGTCACGACGGTTTCGGGGCTTATGGTCAGCCACCAAGCCGCCATCGAGGCGGCAAACAGTACCTGGTCGTTCTCCCGGGCGGCGTAGATCAGGTTGTAACGCTCGCACAGGGACTCGTATGCGGCGATTTCTTCAACTTGCGGTTCTTCGGGAAGCTCTTTCAGTAGGGCGATCTCCCCGGCGGCTGCGAAGTCCACGAGGTTGTCGATGGCGGCCAGAAGTATGTCCCGCTGCCGGCGCTCCCGCTCCGTGGTGAATTCATTGTGACCGCGCAGGATGTCCAGCGCCTTGTCGAAATCTATCCGAAGACCGCTCAGGGCCCTGTCGATAAGAAACGAGCAGCGCAGCGTGATGATGTCCCCGATGATATCCCGACGTTCGGCACCGTTCTCCCAGTTGAATATCAGCCTGCGGAACGCTTCCCGAATTACTTCATACTCTTTCCGCGTATCTGTTTTTTCGTCCCTTGCCGTAAGAATACCGGGGAGCGGAAGCCGGGCCGTCACTTCGCTCCCCGCAGAAAATTTGCGACCTTCACGCCCCGCGGGTGCCCGTAGCGTTTGTAATACTCCTCGTCGGACATGATATGGCGGTCGTTGCCGCTGCCGCCGACCGGCACGCCCCCGGCGCCGTAAACACCCCCGGGTATCACGTTGAGCTGTTTTCCGACGTTGATGCCGAATTCCCTCTCGATTTCGTCCGCCTCCACCTCGTACTTGTCCGTGATGAGCTGGTATAGCTTGATGCGGTCCTCGTTGTTCATCTCGATGCGGTTCGAGTACTTGAACTCCAGACCGTCCGGGATGTATCCCATCGCCACCAGACGAGGCACGACCTCCTCGTTCATGATATTCTCGATATACCGGCGGTAGACCTCGATACGGTCGCGGAAGATGTCCTGGTGGGCTTTCGTGGAACCCACGTACGACTGCATGCCGCCGGCCATCGACTCTGAGCCCAGCACGAGGTTCGAGACCTCCCTGTTCACGAAGTCTATGAGCCCCGTGTAGATCTTCTCCGAGTTGGACATCGTGAAGGTCTTGATATCCACCTCGTCCTCGATACCCGTAACGACCACCTTGTTCTGGGCGGCGTTGGCGATTTCATTCGCCAGCCGTTTGCGGTCGGTGTTGCTCTCCGAGACAGTTTTGCCGTGAATGATGGGCTGCCCGTACGTGTGCGAGAAGTTGACGTAGTTGGCGACGGTGAATTTCTTGGCCAGGATCAGCGGCGTCGTGGCCGAGAAGAGCCCCAGGTCACCGGAGTTGATAAGGATATAATGTCTCGCGTAGGCGGCGTGACGCAAATCCCAGTGCGGCTCCCAGATG